AAACCAAATTGACTATAAGTGTTGATATACAAGGAAAGTAGACGATTTCCACATTTACACACTTTTCAAAATGTTTTTGGTCGTGTAAACCTTCAAAAGTATTTTAGGTCTTTATTTGTGGAAAAAGGTCTAAAATCGACTATTAACGTTGATATACAACAAAAGTATCTTCCACACTTTTAAAATCAAAAATGTGTAAAATGTGGAAAGTGGCTAATACCAACGGTTTTTTAACTTTAAAAATGTGGAAGAAATGTGTAGTAGGAAAATTAACATATGACAGAAAAAGATTTTTGGGATAAGTTCCATAAGAAACACAATCCAAAGTATTATGCCAAGAAAAAAACCAAAAAAAAGAAAACCTCAAAAGAGAAAAAGAGTTACCGAAACTCTACAAGTGAAGGATATCCCGTATTCAAAGTATCGGATTGAATGGATTGATTGTGTAAGTGATAGTGGTTGGGCGTCAGAAAAAGAATTTGATAAGATGAAGTTAGCTGCACCGGTTAACGAAGGTTGGGTTTATGAACGAAATAAAAAACATGTTAAGATCTTTGCTAGCTACGACAAAGAAGATGACGGCACTTTAACTTTTGGTGATAGAACAATGATACCTACACCTTGGATTACAAAGATAACTAAAATTAATTAAGTTTTTTTAATTTTGGCAGCCTGGATTCTTTAACATCTTTCTTAATTTTTTTTGTCATATCTTTCATTTCAACACCCTCAAGTATGGGTGAGTATTGATCTATAATATCCTTCATCCTCGTTTCTAGCTCCTCCGCACTCAAATCATCTATCTTACCGGTTCTAATTATTTTCTGTTCAACATACAATCCTGCCGCTTTACCTCTTGCTACTTCTGCATTGGTTGCAGCAGAAAAAGCACCTTTCTTTAATGCGTTTTCTCGTATTTTGGCAAGCTCCGTAATATGTCTTTCAAAAGTAACCGCATACTTTTTTTGATTTTCTTCACGAAGCTCACCAATATACTTAACAACTAAAGGGTACTTTTTTGGGTTCTGTAATTCGTAAGCTCTTATTCTACAAGCCTCACCATAACCAGCTTCTTTGGCACATTCTGTACCATTCATACGGCCTTCATTGGCTACAATTAATTGAGCAAATTTAATCTGTTTTTCTGTTAATCTTTTTGGTACTCCCATAATATTAAAATAAAGGTTTGACTTTAGATTTTATAAAATTATTTGACCTAAAGTTACTTGCATAACCACCTTTAAAGCCCCCTTTCTGTTAAGAACGTTCAATATTGACTTTTAAAGTAATTTAAGGTACATGTCAACCCATGATTGATGCGAAGTTAATACGTCAAGTATTAGACAAATTTTTGAAAGCAGAAAATGTTAAAACCGCAAGAATGCAAGTTAGAACTCTTGATGGTGTTTACCATGATATTAAGTCCATTAAGTTGTTGGAAAATAAAATTATAGGCTCAAGAGAAACACATAGAATAGTAATAGAAGTTATACCTGAAAAAGCTCCTATGGGTAAAGTTATTAAAGATCACGGTGGAATTGTTCTTTAATGGGTGGCTTAAAAACAATTTCATTGTTTGATACGTTAATTTACCAAGCAGAAATACCAAAATATTTAGATGACAAAGATTTTATGTCTGTTTGTAATGAACACACGGATAAAGCTATAAAAAATACACAACAAAAGATTGAAGAAAGACAAAAAAAATATAACGCAGCAATAAAAGATCACGGAATGTCTTATCATTCAGAATCAAAATTATATGAAGACGATAGGTTTCATAACTTTGAATTGTTAGTTAGAAATACTGCTCGTAATATTTTAACAGATCAAGGTTTTGATTTATCTAATCACACACTAGATTATACTGAAATGTGGATACAAAAGTTTGCCTATAATGGTGGTGGACATCAAGATACTCATGTTCATTGGGATAACCATATTTCTGGTTTTTATTTTGTTGATTGTTCTAAAAGGACATCAAAACCAATCTTTCACGATCCTAGACCAGCTCGTATGATGTTAAACTTACCTATTAAAGACCATTCTAAACTGTGTCCAGCTATGGAAAGACAAATTATAAAAGTTAAACCTGGAACACTTTTAATGTTTAATTCTTGGCTACCTCATCAATTTAGTGTTGATGATGGTATAGATCCTTTTAGATTTATTCATTTTAACATACAAGCAAGATCAAATAGTGAAAGACGAAAGTAAATTTTGGCAATATGTCAAAAAAAATACACCCAATATTAAATGGACACGGATTGAAAATTCTGCTGCACTCGGCACTCCAGATCTTTTAGGGTATTTAAATGATAGTTTTTTTACCATAGAGCTTAAAGTCGTAAAATCCGGTAATAAGGTACGTTTATCACCTCATCAGATATCTTTTCATATAAGACACCCTAAAAACACATTTATATTGGTTAAAGATGTTAAGAAAAAAAAATTTTGTATGTATTTAGGTAGTCAAATATACGAACTTGTTGAAAATGGACTTAAGACTAAACCTATAACTGAAGATTTTAAGACTTATTTAGAAAAGTTAGCCCCCTTTAATTAAATTAAAGGGGGTTTTTTATTTTTAGTATTTTGTCATGTAGCACCTCCAATCTATGACCAATGACGGCTCACTCTGCATTTGAAAGCTATTTAAGTATTGGCTCATATATACTTAATGTCCGCAATTTTAATTTTTTCAATAAACTAATTTATTTTTTAATTCACCTAAAATCTTATGTATCTGTTCTATTGATTTTTCTAATTGTTCAACTTTATCTTGAAGATTTTTTATTTTTTGTTTTTCGTAGTATTCTGCCTTGTTCTTACTATCTCTAAAGTTGTGTCCTTCATCTCGTTGTGTCATTCACAATCCTTACAATAATTCTCAAATATAGTATAATCTGGTCTTAATGGCATTAGACACTTAAAACAATGTCCTTTTTTATTTTCATACTTACCATTAATCTTATGTGTAAGACCAAAATGATTTCTTAAATCTTTTACTTTCCACTTCTTAAACTCGTTGAGATGGTGTGGTTCCACCATCTTCAACAAGTCCTCTTTCTCTAGTAGTCTAGCTTTCATTATGTTATCTCTACTCCAACTTTCTTCTCAATACCTTTAAGAGTTTTACCAATATCGGTATTATCTTTAAGATCTTGGTATTTTTTTATTTGTTCTTCTAGGTAATTTTTTATTATTACCTTTGAACTGATTGCAATATCTTTGTTGTTGTCAACATAAGATAGAACATCTTTTAAAGCATATACTGACCCACTCCAAGTCGAGTTAAGTTGCATATCTTGTGTATGTTTTGCTATTTTTAAAAAGTCCATTTTTCCTTCTTTCTGTTTACATATATTAGTTGGTTTATTACTTTTGGGTCATAGATATATAAATCATCTTCTTGATTGTTATATCTAATTACAAATCTATAAGTTTGACCGCTTTCATCTGTAATATTTATATCTTTTAAAAATTTTTTAATATTATCTAGTTTGTATGTTTCACAATAAATAGTTATTACTTTTTCAATTTTAGATAATTCATTGTCCATTGTAGCAAAAAAACCTACTTTGTTTGGTTTTAAATTTCCGGGAAAAGTTCCTATTTTCCATAAACAATAAAAGTCTTTACATTTTTTAGGTCTTTTGTCGTATATCTTACAACCAATTCCAATATCGCAATTGCTGCACCACTCATAATCTTTTTTAATGTTTGGTATAGAGGGTAATTTACAACACATATTACAATCTCCACAATTTCTAGTTTCCATAAATAACACTTTCAACCTCACACCTTCCACTTTCAAAATAAAACCAATTTCTCAAAGTTGATTGTAAAAAGTTTTGTCCTTTTTTCGTTAATGTATATGTAGTTATTTTAGAGTGATCTTTATTTTGTTTTATATGATCTTTATCTATGTTTTTATACAATTCTATTCTAACTAATAATCTTACTTCTTCTTGTTTGGTGTTCCAACCATTTAAAAAATTATTAAAATCTGCATCATCATTATAAATTTCAAAAATACCTTTAAAAATATCTTTATGTGTTTTTCCAATGAAACATTTATATTTAGAACACCCTTCATTTAATGTGGCTAAAATTAAATAACTTAAAAATTTATTAATAGGTTTTTTTGTTTGGCTTGCAATAAATTTTTGTATTTCGTTTCTATCTTTCATCTTGAGTGCCTATCAAAACCAAAACATTTAAGTTCATATCTTTCAAGTTTTTTTATAAAAGTGCTTATTTCATTCCAACTCATATGAACTTTATGTTTTGGATTACTATTTATATTTTTAATTACTATTTCTCCACATTTTTCTGGTTCACATTTTTTAGATAACAAATTAACCATTTCTCCAATAATAGCTAAATCATATTTATTAAAATTATATTCTTTCATATTTTTTTCTTTCATAATTTAATCATCTTACAATATCCCACATTATAGTCAAGCTCTAATTCTGTAATTTTTGCCATATTAATATAATTTTATTATATGCCCTTGCTTTCTATTTTTTTTATTATTACTACGATTAATTTTTTCTGCTATTTCAAAATCTTGAGTAGTTAGATATTCTTCAAAAAAGAATAAATTACCATTACCCATTCCATCTATTGAATTTTTAAAAGCATTTATAAATGTTTTTGAATTAAGACATAAATCGCAACTATCTTTACCTATGTCAGTATCTATAACCCCCTTGCCATTACATTGTGGACAAGTTTTTCTTTTAGTATTAAATTTAAAAGTGTGTTCAAATAATTTTATCTTCATACTATTATATAGGGTTAAAAATCTTTTTTTTGCCATCTACAATAGTATGGGGTTTAAAATTAATATTTTGTCAAATAATAAAAAAAATATTTTTTGTTGTAAAAAAACAACAGTGTTGCAAAAATACAACACATACAAAAATTATATTATTTTCTATTGTTCTTAACTTTTTCAAAAGCTCTTGATAGTCCTATTTGTCTTATTTGCTCTTGTTTGTATTGTCTATTTTTAAAGTCAATAATTTCATTGGTTCCAACGATACCAAAATATGCAATTATCACTAAACCTAGAAAATACCCTATTCCAAGCAAAAGCCAAATTGTGTGTATGTCTGTCATATTTTTCCTTTCTTAAATATAAAGTTAATATTGTCGTATTTTTTTAAATTTTGAACAACATCAATTAATTTCTTCACATTAATTTCATTATTCAAAATATCTGTTAACCAACTATCTGAACATTGATTATCAAATTTTTCTGTAAACTTACAAACTTGTTTATGTGTTACTTGTTTGTTTTTCATTTTTTCTCCTCTCCTATTAAGATTGTATTAGAATTATCTAACTCCATCATTACACTTTCAACAAAATTTCTTTTTTCCTCCTTGTCAGTTGTGCAATCTCCCATAGTGTAATGTTGTAAACACTCTTCAATTACTTCTTTTATTCTTTCTTTATTATACATTTTCTTTCTCCTTTTTTATTTTTTTCTATCATTTATAATCCTATAAATAGTATTATCAAGCATTATTTTTAAACACTACCTGGAGTTGTGTCCGTGAGCTTGGACACAACATCTTGTGTTTTATGCCCCTTGTTCAATGTCATATAAAGATCCATCTGTATTAATTATTTCAAAACCTTGTTTTGTTAATCCAAATAAAACCTCATCAAAATTAAATTTTGATATAATTTGAATTGAATTGTTTTCTTTATATTTGGCAAAAAAGAATTGACCCTCTTTGCAAAATTTTACTTCATCAATACAAATAGTTGGTAGAACATATTTTTTCATTTTTCCCCCTTTCTAATTATATCTATAAACACTCATAGACTCTAACATTCCATGAATGTCGTGTTTTTGTCCTACAGAAAGATCTTTAATTTCTTTGATATCTTCATCAAAAAAACCATAACCTTCTGAAATTTCTTTTTCTGTTACATGTTGAATTGATGGTTTTCCATCTTCATTCGACACATAACCACACCAAAAAATAAAACTATATTTTTTCATTTTTTTCCTTTTTAATTGTTTGGATTGCATCCTCATAATCGTTTTCAAAATGATCTATAGCCATTTCTTTACAACCATCATAACAGCTAATATTATCTTCAGCACCCATATAAATATCAGCTAATTGTAAATGCAACTTACTATTCCAATTTACTTTTTTATCCATTTTTTCCTTCTTTCGTTTTGTTTATGACCTACTTTATAATAAGTCCAAAAACGGACTATCTCTAGTCCGTTTTAAGTCTTATATCCATCTTTGTTTGATTGCATAACCATCATTAAATAAAGCATTAGATAATTGGTAAACAACATGGAAACCCATATCCATGCCACAACCTTGAACTTTTAACGTTCCATCATCTTTTAAGGTATAACCCAAAATTTTAGATATATAATAATTCCAATATGATGGACTTTCGTTTTTAATATCTAATACTTTGATGTTTCTACTCATACCACTTTTAGATACATGAGTTACAATAGTAAAAAGAGTGTCACCTTTATTAATAGACTTTTTTAAATACTCTATTGCATCTCTTTTTTCTGTTTCTTTTTTTGTCATTGTTTTATATCCTTCCATTAAGATTAAATCTTATAATATCCTACATATAAAGCAAGTGTTATGTACTCTAAAAAATAAACTTTTTTTGACCTATTTTATAAGTGTATTTATTCAATTAAAACGTGTGTTATTCTAGTTTATATTAGCCTTAATCTACAAAGTTATTAAAAGTCATTTACTTGAAAATCATAACCTCGCTGAAAGGTCTAAAAGTTCCTCGCCCCTCCAAGCTCGCAACCGGTAGTTGTATTCTAAATGTGTGTCTTCCTGGTAACAGTGTAACCCGGAAGACACAGTATCAGAGCTTTATAGGGAGACAAGAAACTAGAGACTAGTTTAGAATGGTTCTAAAAAAGTTTAGTTGACTTCACTTATAGGAAATTATAGGATTATAAAAAAGGAGAAAAAATGAAAAAACTAAAAATAAAAATTAAAGGCAATAAACAAATTGTTACTGCTTTTAATAATAAAGGTGAACTAGTGGAAACATTAAAAGCTATGTTGAAAAAACTTCCAAAAGATTGCCAAAGACAATCAAATGTTAAAGTAGGGAAATTATCTCGTTTTGATATTACAATTAATTCTATCTGGAATTTAGGAGAGGAATTCTTGCCGACTAGTTCTCTTGAGTCGTCAATGTTTCCAAATATTGTATTTAAACCTTTTAAGAGACCTAGACCATTAATTTTATCTTAATATAAAATAATCTTTAGAACTCCCTCGACCCTCGCCACGTGAAACACGTGGCGAGGTTTTTTTATTTGTGCCTTGTTGCGAGTTGCTAGGATCTTGTCACTCGATAGAGGTACCAAGAGCTTTTCAAAATTAGAAAAGTTCTTTTTTCTTAATTCTTTTTTTCGAGAAATATGTAACTAATACTAGTACAAATACTGAGATTTAGACGGTTTATGACCCTAAATTCGTTATTGATTTATAGGAGAATACCTAATAAATTAACAATTGTTGGAAACATTAACCAAAAAATTTTACAAAAAATTTTTTTCAAAATGCATATTGATCTAGATAAAATAAAAAAGCTCCCACCAGATGTGAAAAAAGACTTCATGAAGATGGCTCTAAAGCTTGATGAAAAGAAAAAGATATCCAAAGTAAAAGAGGATTTCCTGTCATTTGCCAAACATATGTGGCCAGAGTTTATAGAGGGGAGACACCATAAAATTATTGGAGATAAGTTCAATAAAATGGCACAAGGCAAGATCAAGCGATTGATT